GAGGTTAAACATTGTCTTCACATAGAATGGCTGTTCGCCCTTCTCCTCGTTGAATACCGCCAACTCCATCGGCAGTTCAAACATAAACTGGATATTTCTTTTTCTTTTCTTCCACTTCTCATCGAAGGTAGTTCCTTTGTCGATGATCTGATAGCATCGCCCGATGTGAGTGCCTTCGGGTGCAATTTGTTTTGATGCGGATGATCCGCTGTTAATTGGTGCTTTCATTTCTGAAATATTAAAGGGTTAAAAGTTACGCTTGTAAAGATTCGATAATTGATTCGTGCATAGTGTCAACTGCTGCACAGTAGGCTTGGTGATACTCCTCAATCGAGCAAGATTCAAAGAGCCTTAGATCGGCAGGCACGCCATAAGTTAACTCCTTGTGGAATTGTCTTGGCAGTGCTGATGCGTTGCTGTCGCATCTGGTCATTAGACCTTTCCTGCATCCGTCATTAATAACAATTGTCAGCATTCCTGCTAAGTGATCGTAGTGAAAGAACTCTGTAGATTCGACGTTTCTGAAAAGTGTTTTTGCTGTCATTGTTTTAAGTTGTTAAGGGTGGGAAAATATGGGCGGTAGTTAGCCGCCCTGTGGGGATTAGAAGCAAATGGTTTCGGTGAAGGGTAAATCGATAATCCAACCGCCCAATTTCAAGGCAACTGATTTTGCTCGTTGTAAATCTGGTGTTATCATTACAATTGTGCATTCTTTATTTTGAACTAAGTACAACATAGTTTGAATTTTTAAGTGTTTAAAGTGAGGAAATATGGGCGGTGTTTAACCGCCCGATTGATTTAGATATTGTTTGTAAAAATATATCCCTCAGGGAATTTCTTTCTGCACTCGCTCCCAACTCCCATAACCCAAGCGTCAGAGTATTCATTCTTGTCTGATGCAGGGTACGCTTGACCACCCCAAATTGAATTTATAAAAAATTTAGGATTCAATAAAACCTTTCCACAGCAAGGGCAATGCTGCTCGCCAAGATCATCGGCTTTTTCTCTGTTTCTTTCAAACAGATCATAATTCTCTATTTGTGGAATGTCGATAATGTCTTTCGGAGTTGAATTTTCTGTTGTCATTTTTTTAGGTTTGAATGGGTTTGAATTGTTCGTTTTGGTTTGACAAATGTAGAACCTTATTTTGATTCTGCAATACACAAACAAACAAAATAACAAACTACCAGCGTTAATTTGCATAACTCGCTGATAATCAATTCAATTAATTTCAATCTATTTTTATGGAGTTGCCAATTTCACTGCCGTAATTCCGAGCAATGCCCCGAATCCGATCTTGGCTGCTGTGGTCTGATACCACTTTTTGTCTTGCCTAACAACTACGTTACGCATTCCCGTCAAGTTGATGTTTGGGTTATCCACCCCGATCCGCACAACGGGATCTGTTCTTTTTAGAATCTTTGAAATAAAGCCCTCTCGCAGCGTATCTCCGATTGCGACAGTATAAGATGCAGGAATTATTAAAGAATCGATCTGAATGAAGCCTAAGCGGTTTATTCGCCCTCCTATCTCCAACCATCTTTCTATCTTGTGGAAGGTTCTTGGAAGTTTGATGTGTGGAAAGCTATCAACATAGACCACCTCGCCCACCTTGAACTCTGTTTTGTACACTGTCTTGGTCTTATATTCAATGGCTTGACTGACTTCTGCCATCTCCATCTTCTTCTTTAAGGCATCAACAGCCCGTTCTGATTGATTGATCTGCAATGCCTGAGTGAAGATGATCAGGGAATCATCGGTTATCCTTTTTGTGAAGATCTGATTCTCTTCGATCAAGTATTGCCTATCGCCCTTGAGTTCTTTAATGGTGGCACAACTGCGCCCCAGCATCAGCATTAAAATAGTGATGATTGAAAGCGATATGATCAGGTGCGTGTTAGATGGCTTCATTGTGCAGGAGTTGAATGATTTGATTTAATCGCATAAAACTATTTGACTTATCCCGTAGATTATCATTGAGGATATTCACAACAACATAGAACGGCATCTCCTTCTCCCTTACATAACTGGCTAACACCTTAACAAGTCTATCATCACATTCCTGATCACTTAGAGGCAAAGTATTAACCGATTCAAGCATCCCCAAATGTAGTTAAATTTGGCGAGTCAACTTCTTGACAAGCAACCTTATTGATTCATCAAGCCTCTTAACGCTGTCGGCAATCATCTCCATTATTGCAGATCGTTCTGATTCCGTTGCCTCCTTATGCTCCATCAACATATCAACCAAGCCACCGATAGAAGTCAATGGCTGGCGTAGTTCGTGCGAGATCATAAAGCGAAACTCCTCAATCAGCACCTTCTGCCGTTCGTGTTCGTGCGCAGTGATGCTGGTAACATCAACGCAAGGGATGCCGATAAAGTGAAGTGAATCTAAGATGTAGTAAACATTCCACATATTGTAACGCTCACTGCCGATCTTCTGCTTTGAACGCACATAGACCCGTTGAGGATCAGGTGGCTTTTGTTTGGATCTGTTAATAGTTGCTAAGAAATCATCTCGATCACTGTCATTAGATGCAATGTCGAGGATGTTCTTCGGCTTTACGTGGCTGCTGTATTCTTTGAAAAGGTCGTTACTCGTGAGTATTAACCCTTCAGAATCGGCTATAATGTAGAATAAATCTATTGAAGATTCAAGAATGTGCAGTGATGCCATACTGCAAATTTACGGCAAATGAATCATCTATGCCATCTCCTTGCGGATATTATCCACTAATGACTTCCAAGCAGCACCACAGTTCACCAAGTAAACAACAGTAACATACATCGTGAAAGCCAGCACAACTCCGCTGATAGGTATATCGTAGTTCATCGGCAATTCTTTTTCTTCGTTAATTCTTACAGCCTGTATTTTCAAAGGTACATAATCAGCACCACTAAGCAAAGCCTGATCGCAAGGTTGGATCGTATCGAATGCAGTTAGCTGTGGCTTGATCGCTGGAGCATTAACCTTCAACACCTCAACAGAAGTGATAGGCGTATCAACTACTGCCAGAGTTCCAACCGATACGGCTGTATCAATATGGATCACTCTTGAACTAACTTTGTATGTTGTATCTCTAATCACTTGCTGCTTCATCGCTCTTAGCTTTTGGAATGTACCCTGCTGCAATCAAGGCAGCCACTATCGCTGCCATTGTTTCGGTTGATATAACCTTAAAGATCAATAAGTAAATCGACACCAAGATCATCAGCGAGCCGATGGTTGAACGCCAGTGCTTGATGATGATGTTGAATATCTTTTTTGACTTAGTAATCCTTGCTGCCATAGTTCAATTTACGAAATGCAGCAGATGAAGTTCCGCTAATAACCCACTAAACTTTACAAGGTGTGAAGTATAACTTCGCCTCTGCTGCCCGTCTTGTAGTCAGCCCTTGCAGAACTTTGCCCCCTGCCTTATTCCACCGCATAAATTCATCGAGGATGCTTGGATCATTTGGGTTGACCTTTGCTTTGCGCACCAATGTAGACTTGGCAAATGAAGATCCTCCAATATTGTAGCACAGGCTCACCAGCGCATCGAATTGATATTGGTTAAGGTTTGGCAGGTTCTTATTAACTGCCGATTCATACGGCTCTAAAGTAGCAAGAAGCAGTTGCGTTGCCATTGCCTCATTAACCAACTTCTCACCCATCAACACCTTGCGCCCATCAGGATAGCGAGTGCTGCCGTAGCCAATCGTTGCCACCTTTGCAGGGCATAGATAAGCCGATAACCTTAAGCCCTCGTAAGCCTTGATGATCTTCAAGCCGTTGATGGATGTTGAGCGCATTATGGAAGGATGATATACTGAATGTTAGATACAAAAGTTATAATGCCGCCAGTGGCTAAAATATCTATTGTAATACTTAACTCATTGTTTACAGTATCAGCACTTGTAATCGCACTAACTAACTCAGAATAATCATTTGTTATTGGAGTAATAACACCAAAGGCATCACGAGCATTTGTAAAGTTAGATGTAACGGGCAAGCTAAGATTAAAACTGCCAGTTGTATTTCCAACATCTAAAGTAATACTTAAATAATAACTTGCTGTAACAATATCTCCAACCCTATTATACAAAGCCCTTAAAACAGTAGCGTTGCAATCTACTTCATTGCTAATAGTAGGACTGAAATTGCCACTGCTTAACACATCGCCAACTTCAATCTGCTTAGATGTATTGGTTGAAGTATCAACAATGTAAAATACATCGTCTGCTGCTGCTGCCCCTAATACGGGAAGATCGGTAACTTTAATGCCTGCCATAGTGCTTTAGTTTTTACAAAGGTAAATTTTCTTTGGGTACAAATTCGATCTTGGGCAATTCCTTAACCCAATCAATAGTCGTTGAGTTAACCTCCTCGCTGCTTATGATCCAATTACCGTTATTATCTTCAATCGGGTTGAATGTCATATCAGCAACGTACTCAACGCCTCGTAATTGATCTGCTTGCTCTGGTGTTAATTGATATACTTCGATCATATTTGCCGATTTAAAGTAGTTTGAAACGCCTGAATTGAATTGTATAATGCTAATGCTTCTGCATCAGTTAAACCTGATCCAATAGTTGAAAAGGCGCATTGCTTTGATGAATAAAGTGTTGGACTTCCGTTTAGATTATACGCCCCAATAAATGTAGTGGTGTTTGGTCTGCCATTGGTAACAGTTGTAGCATTTGCAACCTTTAAACCGTTTTTCCAACCATTTACTACATTGACAGCCGTTCTATTGGCAACATAAAATCCTCTTGAATCTAAGTCAGCAACCAAAGCGTATGGAGATGATTGATTGATAACGTAATAGGTAATGTTTGATGCTCTTATTTGAATAAGGTTTTGAGTTAATGTTCTTTGACTTCCTATGTCAACTTGATTTAAGTTTATATTGCTTCTCGAATAATAGCTTAAATGGTGTGAGTTTTGAATAGCATCAGTTGATGGTCTAAAAAAAGTATCTGCATAAGCATTTGTTCCATTTGGTAAAGCACCATTAGCCGAATGTGTCCAACCTCCAACAAATGACAATCGAAACGCTGCATTAGTATCGGCAGGATTCTTAAGGTTAAACTTATGTGTTGTAGCAGTACCTCCTACCATTGGATAGATAGCATTCATCTTTGCCCAAGTGCCGTCTGCTTTCATCGATGTAACCAATGTGCAAATCGCTGAGGTAATTATAGGATCGGTAATGCCTGCTGCAACTAAGAAAGCATTAGCATCAGTATCAGCGCAGGCTTGTGCATACCAATAAGGATTGACTAAGAAACTCATACGTAAGTGCCTATTAAAACAACCTTCAATCCTTTAGCAGTACCATCCCCGATCTGATCAATGTCGATTGTCATCTCAGCATCATCAGCTAAAGCACTATCGCTTATCACTGGCGGAGTTGCTGCCGTTGTGCTTGTCTTTTCAGTGTTGTCGATTGTTAGCTTGGTGCTTAAAATACTTGTACCGCCCTCGTTTATATCAACTGTAAAGATACTTCCTGATGCTTGCGCTGTTGTGAGCGATGCCCGAACAGATGTAAGCGTTACTGCTCTCGGCATCCTAAAGGTTATCTTTGCCGTTCCCGTTGTTAGTGCTGTTGATTCATCTGATGCAGCCACAACCAACTCAAAAGGCAATGATGCCAATGATCCATCGCCTCGCACATACTGAGAAATCGTGCCTGATGGCGTATTAAACTTACCATTAAAGGTTGACCAATCGCCACTACTTAAAGCCCCTCTATTGGATGCCGATGCAGTTGGTAGGTTAAATGTGTGAGTGCTGCTTGCTGAACTTATAGCGAAGTCAGTACCCGAAGTTCCAACTGCTAAGTTCTGCACTTGCGCTGTCAAGCCGTTAAGGGCATTGATGCCAGTTGAGAAAGTTGTAATGACTTCACAAAGATTGCTATTCTCAGTATGTAAAGTAATTGTCTTTCCCGTTGTAATCACATAAACTCTTATTGCAAGCCTATCGGCTGCAAGCAAGACTGTGCTTGGAACTGCAAGAGCAGTAGTGTATAAATCAATCTGATTTCCATTAGTAATAAACTCAGGATTTGTAACACTTGAAGAAATTAAACTCAAAGTGCCTGCACTTAACTTCCAAAGTTCAACATAAAACCTCGGAGATCCACCGCTGTTGTTTGCTTGAAAATACATTTCAAAAAGCCAATTCCCAGCAGGGATCAGAAGTTGATTAGGCACGCTTGCATCGGTTATGAATGATTCAATATAACCATCTGTACCTCTACTAAAATTTGTACCTCCTCCAATTACGGGAGTGCTGCTCATTTGCTTAAACGCCACACCGTCCAAAGTGCCTTGACTTACAGAGCCGTTGAGGTAGTAGTTAAGACTTGATCCACCACCTCCCGATGTTGGGAAGTTAGCAAGTTGACCATCGCCTCTGATGTATTGGGTGCTTAATCCTGCTGCTGCTACTGCTAATGTTCCGCTTGTTGTAACTGGATTGCCAGTAACCGAAAATGCAGCAGGCATTGTAAGATCAACCGATGTAACAGTACCCGTTGGAATTGTCGGGAATGGTGTTGGTGTTCCCGTTCCATCAAGATAGTCTGTATTTGTTCCCGTTGGCACATCGAACTTGCCGTTAAAAGTTGACCAATCACCACTATCTAAATATCCATCAGCCAATGCCGTTGCTTGCGGTATTGCAAGATCAGGATTTGCACCGCCCGAAGATGTTAATGGTGCTGTTGCTGTTACTGATTCCACAATAGTAGAAGGTAGAACGGGTATAGTTGGCTTGTTAAGAATCTCAGCAACTCCACTAACAGCATTCCAATCTGAATTTACTTGTGCTGCTGGAATGGTTGGCTTATTTAGGATCTGATTATTGCCACTTGATGAGTTCCAATCTGATGGCTGCTGCACAGTTGGAAACCCTGCACCAAGATTAACCCAATACGTTGCATTTGTTGGAAGTATAGAATCATTGGCAGCGATACATCTGTAAACATTGCCAAGATACCAAACGATGTTACCAATCGCATAAGCATTGCCCGTAGCAGCCAAGTGATCTGTGGTAAATGGCAAGGCAATCAAAGCACCACCGCCACCACCGCCACCAATGGCGATCAGTGGATCTTCTGCCGTACCATTACCGATGATAGTGATACCATCAACAGCAACCTCAGTCAAGCAAGGTGTGCAAGGCAAGAAGTCAGGCAGTGGAATATCGCCAGTGGCACAAGTATCGTAGCAGCCATCTTCTGATGAAGTCAGCACGTTGACATCAATATCAATGCTCACGCAAGCCCACTCATAATTGGCAGTCAGGCTCTTTATCTCGTTAATGTAGCCATTCGGCACAACCTCATAAGCCACAACTCCGATGGCTGTCTTGAATTGTGGATCTGATCCTGACACCAAGCGCAGAACTCTCGATGCAATCCAATCCTGAGCATCGGCAGAATCACAAGGCAGATGATCCTTTCTAACCACCGCATAAGCACTCAGAGTGAACTTGGTTTCATAGAGTGCCTTACACCCTGCCAACTTTAATGATTCGTTCTTAGAAACGCTTATTTTGCCACGCTTCGCCCAGAAGATTGTTCCTTGCTTCGCATCGAAGTTAGTAACAGTAATAGCCTGCCCATTTCCGATGTAGTGAATCCACGCTTTGTCATTACCATCAGCAGACAATTCACAAAGCCCGTAGATCTGATCGAAGATATTGCCAGCCTCAACTCTTTGGTTAAGTCTTTCGATAATTGTGGAGAGTAGATTCATTATTTATTTAGTGCGTTAACGATTGACTGAACCAATAACTGAGCGTGTTCTTCAAGCATCTCATCTTGTTCTTCTTTGGTAGGCTGGAATATTGCACCGTAACCCTTGAAATTTCTATTTCCAAATTGAAGCCCCTCGGCTTTATCGCTTTCTGAATCAGGCAAACCTATACCAGCAGTTAGTCCTTCAGTGATTACCTCTTGCTCAAAAAATCCACCTTTAAGAAATCCTGTTAATTCTAATGGTAGCTTTCTGCTTGTTTGAGATTTTAGTTGAGCATAACCACCTTCAAAATAAAGTGACTTAATTGGCTTGCCTTTTTTGGTTTTTCCGTTTACTGTTCTTGGCTTTCCGAACTTAAACTTAGAAGGAGCGTCTTGTATAGTTGAAGAAGATACATAGATCGGTGTTGTGCTGTAACCAAAGGTTGGTAACTTTTGTCCTGCGGTATTACTGCCACCCGATGTGCCTGTACCAAATATTCTCTTACCCATTAATCTTTTCAATTCTATAACAGCCAAATACAAAGGTTTAAAGTCTGATATGAAATCCTCATACAGAGCATCAGTTCTTTGCTTTATTTGTTCGGGAGTTGCTGCCATTACGGTAGTGCCGTTACATATTTCATATTCCGCTTGCAATCCCAGCAATGGCTGTCATCAGGCATCCGCATATTTTGCAGCATCGATCCTAACTCATCATTATATCTGCTTGCTGCAATATCTCTCGCAGCCACAATGCCCTCAACGGCATCGGCAGAAGATGAAGCACCTCGACCTCTGTTAACCGATACAACTGTATTAACTCGCTGATTCGGTGAAGTAGTTAGTGCATAGTTGTAAATCTCAACAGCAGTGGCATAAGCCAAAGGCAAAGCCATCAGCCCACCGATTGAGCAGAGCCATCCTTGTCGATCACAGTTAACTGAATAGTTAACACTCATTCCTGCTGTGTACTTGCTTGTAATACTTGAAAGCACATTAGTGCCATCGGTAGTAAGATCCACTCCGATAGCATCAACAAACGGGCAAATGTGCGCCTCCCTTAAACCGCCACCACAATCGAAGCAATGACCTTTCTTAGTAATCATCTTAGCTGACTGCATTGTCGATTCATAAACGATGGCTATATCAAGTTTTCGCCTTGCGCTGCTGAATGTCTTACCAAGAAATTGATCAAGCGATCCTGTTGAATAGGTAAAGGTTTCAATCAACTTCAGCGTTGACATATCGAAGATCAGGATCGGCACATTGGTATTGCTTGATGCAATCGCCAAGTTAATATCTGCCAAGTAGAAATTAAGGAAAGACAATGACTGTGGATCGATCTTTAATCTAATACCCGTATATCGCCCTGCTCCTGCTGCTGCCTGCACATTGGCATAATCACTCACCAACTGCCCAACTCTTTTGCCTTCAATGACAGTGTCCGACTTCATCATTGGCGAAAGCCTCGACAATACATCTGATGATAGTTTGCGCCAAGCGAATGCTCGTTTATCCACAAACAGTTCCGATCCTTGAAGATATTGGTCAGTGATTAACTGACCTAAGAATGTGGTGTTGATTCCGAGATCATCGATATAAAGCCCCGTTGATGGTTCAACCTGATTGCAATCTCTTAATCCAAGTAATGATTCAATGCACATCTGCTTGTTTATTTTTTACAAAGATAAAAAAAGGGAGGCACTAAGCCCCCCTCTTATTCGGTTATCAGATTATCAATTCCGTCTTGGGTTAACAGTTCAAGATCATCTTGCGAGATCAAGTCTGCCAACCCTACTACGGGTTTACAATCTGAACACAGTTAACATAGTTCACACCAGCATACTTATCAGATGCTTCGTAGATGTCAGTTGGAAGCGTTACGATCTTGCCTGTTGTAGTCATTACAATAGACAAGTTACCGCAGTCATCCTTCATCGTCAAGTCAACTGGCACACCAGCAGGAGTGAATACCTGAGTCTTGGTGTAGTTAGCACCAGCAGCAGGAGTAATACCTGCATTCCACTCAGCAAGATTAAACGACAACCATTGGATCGCTCCAGCAGTTGTAGCCAAGTTCTTTAACTGAGAACCTAATGCAGTTGCTAAACGAGCATCGTAAGCAAAGCCAAATCCATTCTGCTGGCTAATAGCCAACAAGTCAATGCCGAACTGCGTGCAGCATCCTGCTTGCACAGCATTAGCATAACGCTGCATCTCAGCACCACCAAATACCACAGGCGCAGCAGGGTAGTTAGCCATACGAGTTGCTTGAAGGATGTCAGCAAGTGCAAACTCATTCAATGCTTGACCGCCAGTCTGACGAGTAGCAATGCGTAAGCAATCACCTGATACAGTGTAGAAGCCTTCTACTTCAGTTCCCCAATTACCAATGTTAGCAACTGCTTGAACCGCAGCAGCAGAAGCCACCTTGCGATCAATAACATCCATCAATCGCATAATTGATTCAAGAACGTAACGGCTGTTCTCTTGGCAATGGCGAGCAATGTCAGCAGCATTGATAAGTTGAGATGCTGTGTAGGTATCATCAGTATCTACTGTGTAAGTAGTTGTTGAATCACCGTACACATTTGTTGAGGTACAAGTAAGGATGTCAGCACCCTCCTCTACTTCTGTTTCAGGCAAACGCTGAATCCAACGTGCTTGAACTGTTTTTAATTTACCGTTTCCAGAAGAAACCTCTGTGCGGATTAGTTTTGAGTTTTCAGGTGAAAGCAAGAACTCCAAGAAAGGAAGTTGCTCACGCTGACCTACCTCGATAAATAGTTCAGATAATGACATCTGAACATTAGGGCATTCCGAAAGAATACGTGAAATTGACATAGTGATGTAGTTTGTAGAATTACCACCGATTGTCAGGCTGATGGCTGCGCCTACTTTGCCCCGTTAAGTTGTGGCTACACTACATCATCATAGTACCGCAAAGATAGTGAATCTTTTACAAAACAAAAAAGCCCACACAATTAGTGCAGGCTCTCAGTTGTTGGTTGATTGTATTATGGTAAATCTATCTTGCCAAAAAATGGCTTGTCGCTTACTGACCGTTTGCCTTCGCAACTCCATAGCTGCCTCGCCCACCAATTAGCAGATCCACGAGGCGAAGGAATGCCACTGCTTCTTGCACAGTAATTATTGCCAGCATCAGTGCCAGGATTGATGCGATAACCTGAAGCCCCGAAGTGAATCTCTGTGCCATCTTCGGCAACAGCCTTATACTTCTTGCCCTCTCGGTCTGAAGCAGTAACATTGAAACCTTCGTATAGTGGCATAGTTATTTTGTAAAGAATCTTGGATTGATACCTTTCATCTTCTTGTTGTCAGAACTCTCAAGACTTGGCACGAATGCGCCTTGCTTTGTCATTCGCTGCCCTGCCGTTGGGTTCTTCATCACAATGCCTGCTGCTGATGCCTCCTGAATTAAAACATCAGATAAGTTAAGGAATGATCCTGCCTTGTCCTTGCTTTTCAATCGCTCACCACTTGCCTTGTCTTTAACGATGAAGCTACCATCGTCCTCTAAGTCGATGGCATACTTCTCTCCAATGCTTGCCTTGAATCCTTTGATCGTAAATTCATTGACAGTAGGATCAAGTTTGATGGCAGATAACTCACGCTCAAAAGTCATATTGATCTTGCTCTGCTTGTTATCATCTGCCGTCTTTAACTTGAATTGCTCAAACTGCGCCATTGCCTCTTGTCTGGCATTGTCTACATCGGTCAACTTCTTTTCAAGTAGCTTGTGTTTCTTCTCCCATTCCTTCACCAACTCATCAGATCCTTCCTTAGAAGCCCGTTGCTGCCATTCCTCTTGCTGCTTCTCATAGTTCTCTCTTGCCCGATCTGCTGCCAAGCGGATCACATCCTGTGCTTTCTTATCCTTAAAATCTTCTTCGGTTAGTGTAACTCCGAAAGGCTCGAATGCTCTTTTAGCAACCTGATGGATCGTGCCGTTGATCTTGCCGATCTTATCATTCAATTCCTTTGAGTTAACCCATTGGTCTTGAAATTTATCCTTCGCTTCTTCGAGGCTTTCTGCTTCGCTTAGGTTTAGGAAGTTCACTAATTCCATCGCCTCCTCTGGTTTCATTGCCATAAATATTAGGTGTTTTAATTGTTTGCAGTTTTAACTCTCTACCGCCTTTCTTAATCAAGTGATCAGCCAACACATCAGATGCGTTGATAATCTTACCTTCGGCAGTGATCATTATTTTCATTACTCAAAGGTAATAAATATTTGATTCTGCAATCAATCTATAAAGCCTTCAGCCCTTGCCCTTGCCTTTACTGATTCGGGAACTTTACGATCAGGAATCGGGATCAGGTAGTGTCTGCAATTCCAACCACCAACAAAGGTGAAGATTGACTTGCTATCTGTGCCATCGATCCTGCCTGCCCAACTGCCATCTCTGATATCGTTGATCCCTGCACTATTTTTGCCATTGCCCCAAGCCTCGATCTCGCCTCTGTGATAAATACCACCTTCCCGATGTTCGCAGAATGGTCGTGTGGTGTCAATCTCGCCTCCAAGATATTCAAACCATTCAAGCCCAAGTTCTGCGTTAACCGCTGCCGAATAGCTACGATCCGCAACCGCCTGCGCTGTGGTGGCTGTTGTTTTGATATTAGCCAGCAACCTGCCATCATTTGCTTCAGTACCTACCACCAATCCCTCCAAAGCATTGACTGCTTCTCTTAGTGGCGCACGTGCTGCGATGTTGGTGGTTAATTGTTCAAGGAATGGCTGAGTGAATCGTTGATCCAAGCCACTACCAAAGAATGCGTTGATGGTGTTCTGCTTTGAGATCTGGAGTAGTTGCTTCTGCGCCTCTGTTGGTTCAAAGGATGATTCAAAAGTGCGAGCAATATCATCAGTCAGCACTACGCCCTTATCAATCGAATCTAAAAAGTCTTTAACGGCTTGGCGATAATCACCCCCTGCCAGAACTTTTTTGAGTTCGTCCGATATCAAACCAATGCGCCTGATGTTATCTTCAGTTTGCTCAATGTTACCATTGGCATCGACATCCATATCTTCAAGCAAAGGCTTTAGCTTTCGCCACGCCTCTGCCTGAGTCTTAATAGCTGCCGTTGCAAGCCTTTCAGGTACTTGCTCAAAGAGTTTGATCTTTGCCCTTACAAGTTCATCAAATGATGCCATTCAATAGGTCTTGCTGTGCTTGTTGGATAGGATCTAACTTAACCGCCACCCTTTCTGATGCGAGCCTGTTAAGTGCTGCCACTTGCTCACTCATCGGCAAGTCAATAAATCTCTGAGCCGTTTCAGTCGGGATGAAGTTCCTGATCAACTCCATTATTAACTGAGGTGCTGAGTGATGGATCACATCTTGATAACGCTCAACAGTGCCATTGGCGATTCTTGCCACAATGTCTGCGCTGCTCATTAATAACAATTCATCGGCATTGATGATCAAGTCATAAACAGCAGATGTTTCCTCGTCAGTGTAATGGATCGCTCTGATGTAATTGTAAACATTAGAGAATGTGATCGATGGTGGCACTCCTGCCTTAACACCCTCGCTGATGACAGCCAAGTAATCTGATGGAGTGCTGATGTCGAATGATGTAGGATAGACAAGATTAACACCTCCGAACTCCTGACCATATCTCATCTTGCCAATTGTTACAAGCATAAACTCATAAAGATTGAATAGCTGATCTGAGACAGGCTTAATGAACGCATACAATGATCTTAGCTTGTTGAGTGATCCCGTTGCAGTAGAAGCCTCGCCAATCGTTCCTGATTCATCTGATGATGGTAGGTGCAAGATCCTTCTCGACTTAGCCATTTGATGCTCGATCTCCAATCTTAGAAAATTCAGCGTGTCCATTGGTGGCGATACAAACTTTAGGTACTCGCCACTCAAAGAACTATCTCCCTCGCTCAATGATGTCTTAGGCTTGATCAATAGCATTCCAGTTGGTGAGAATCTTGACTTCACGCCTGATCCAGAACAACTGCCACAAGTGCGATAGCCACCATTGATAGGATCGAAGATCTGACCGTCTTGGCATTTGTTACCCTCCCGATCTACGAACTCGCAGATGTCACCCAGCGCAACCATAAAAGGAAACGCTGATGTTGCCTTGCTGATTTGTAGATAAGACTCATCAAGGATCACCTGATCAAGCAATGGCACTGCCGTAATGAATGGCGATTGAAAAGCAATTTCATTGCCTATCAACTGAGGCATCCCCTCTAACTTATGACAAGGCACATAGCCAAGATTGTGTTGGTAGTAAAGTTCTGGCTCACTAAATTGCAGATCAGACTTCTTGCCCACTTGGTAAATCTTGTAGATCGCCATTGAGTCGTAAAGTTCAAGAACGATACCACTGCGCTCGCTCTTGCTGCCTACCTTAACCTCACTATGGTCATCAGTGATCACAAGGTAGTATTCTCCGAATCTCTGCCCTACAATCTTTTTACAGTTGTAATACTCAGGCATTGGCTTAATAAGATCATTGCTGATTACCTCATCACCATTATCATCTTCGTAGGTTTCGACATCAGTTGGCTCGATGGCAATGATGCCATTAGGATCTATCAACTTTAATGTTGGTAGCAGTGTCTTGATCAGCATCTCCAAAGAGCCGAACTTCTCGATCTCCTCATTGACATACTTCTCAAAGGTGTCATTCCCAAAGATTGGGTTCACTTCCTCAGAATAACGGATCGACCAATTCTGGTCTGCGAAAGCCCTGCTAATGGTTGCCTTGAAATCTTCAAACACTGACAGCGTTGTAGGCTTGTAGTTCGCTTTAATGTATGCAGCCTGTGCATCGGTTTGGTTTGGCGCACGAACGCTCAACAGATGCGCTGGATAGATATCAGGGCGAGTGTGAGGCAAAATGCTGTCATACATTTTCGCAGCATAGTTGTAGCCATCCCAATACTCAGGATATTGAGTAACACCTACACGCTCTTTCGTTATCGGGTTGATCGGTGATCGTGCTACCGCCATCTCCCAGCCCTTGTGATGATAGACAAACTTGTTGACTATCTTATCAATTTCTTCGATGCTTAGTGCCATTACGCCACTGCTTTAGTAGATGGTTTATCTATAATGTTTGAGCCACAACTCTTAGATCTGCAATAGTTCGGTTTCATCTTATCGTTGGATTAATGCCAAGCCCCTGCCCTCGCTGGTGTTTAGCGTGATTACATTATAATTGAAAGTGTTTGCATATCGCATCAATTCCGCTACATCAGGAATATGAATAGCATCGTGGTAAGCAATTACGCCATTCTTTGAAATAATGCGCTCAACTTCTTTGAACTCTGGCAAGATGTTAGCCCACGAATGATCGCCATCAACAAAGATCAGATCAAAGAACTCATCTTCAAACTGACTCATTATGTTAATCGACATTCCCATCTTTAAATCAACAACAACGCCATCCCTTTTAAGAACGTGCTTTCTGTAATTGTTAATGTCATTGCCTACATAGTAGCTACCGTTCGGCATTGCCTGAATCATCTTAATAGATGTTTCACCTTCAAACACTCCGATCTCTAATACTCGCCTTGCGCCAACCATTGAGATTAATGCAGCAAGGAAATCAGCTACATCAACTTCGCTATTCCAACCGTGTCTTGCAACCTCGTTAAATGTCGGTGTAGTAACTATCTTTTTAGGTCTGCCCTTCTTTGGTTTATCTTCTTGGATCTGCATACTTGTTATCGGTGATTCGGTGAATAAAATACTTGTGTTGCTTGCCTTCATCTTTCATCCAAGACTTAAGCAATCGATCCATCCAATCAATGTAAAAGGTTGGAGTGAATCCCTTACCGCCATAGTAAGATTGAAGGTAATACTGTTCAGTAACATCGCCAAAGGATAAGCCCCTGACCATTGCAAAGTGAATGTAACCGATCTCTGCCTTGCCGTTGTTTCCAACTTCAGTAACGGCAGGATCAATCCCCAACTTCGCCAATGCGCAATTCATATACAACTCATCAGGCTGACCACCTCCCCACTTGCTTCGTAGCTTGCTGGTTGGGATTGGGTTGTTAAGAAAGTAATCTTGTGCAATCTTATAGAGTGCTAATGCCTTTGCTGACTTTTCAATGTACTGCACAGAACTATTGATGGCTGGCAATACCGTTGATTCATCGAACTTGTAATGCGCCCAAATGTCATCAGCATAAGCCCACTGCATTGAGTCAATCTTGCGCCCTTGATCGATTGTATGATAGCCTACCGTATGGCTTGCGTATGGCTTGCCAAGTGCCACCAACTCATCAATCATTGGCTGAATGTCTTTTAGTGCGACAGCATCTACATCAAGATAGATGTTCTTGTCGTAGGGAAGGTAATCGTAAAGATGCAACTTCGCCTTTGCTGGATCTAATTTCTTGTTGGTATAAAGATGCTCGTGCTGAATCTCGATGAAAGTATCAATCACCTCGTAAAGATCACCGCAATACTTGTCAGCATCCTTTCTTGATTCGATCAAGCAGGAGATCTGAATATCTTTGTTGAATCGCTTAATTGAATAGGCGATGTTGTAGGCTGCCCAATAGTATTGAGGTCTACCAAACGCCATAAGCACCACCCCAATCGAGGCAGTGCTATGGCTTTGTGGTTGTGTTGCCTCTGTCATTATCCGAAGATTCCAGCAGGAGCAGGATACTGTGAAGGGATGTTTTTATCTCTCCACGAAAAAGTTACCTCGTATCTCTGAAGTTCGTTGTTTTGTTCAGGGATAATGAAGTTAGCCGATGAAGTGATACCAACAGAAGGATTGATATAAACAACAGTTCCCGAATCGCAAAGGAATGCTAAGATCCAAGCGACACGTCTGTTATTAACATCATTCCAAAAGGTGTTATTCTCATCAGTTACGTTAGCATCGTAAAGCGTAGCAGTACGATCCTCGTTAATTCTGATTGGTGTTCCGCAGCCGATAGGCGAGTCAACGGTAACTGGTGAGCCAGCAGGAAGAGCGAAGCGAATGTCCTCAATGATCTTGGCAGTGCCAGCATCAATCAAGGCTTGTACTTCAACAGCATCCGATGGATCTACTAATTCCGTTCCACACGCTCCGACCAAAATTGCTGACACTCCGCCTAACTTGTAATCGTTACAGTTGACAAGATTGTGATCAAGCAATGAGGAATCGCAATATGATACGCATCCCATAGTTTTGTAGTTTTTTATTGTTCGTTAATGCCGATTCAATAGGATGGCATCAGAAGTCCTACGTCTATGATGATGATTGCAAATTTACAAAATTATTCTTGAAACAAATTGATATTGTCCTGAGTGATGATTCGATTATCATCTTGGTAAAGCAAGAACGGCTCATCTAAATTTAGGATGGATGGCAAGCAGTCAGCATCCACACCCACGCACACAGTCTTACGAACTATGCCCGTCTTGCGGTATAGGTCAATGCTTAGAGTTCCAAGATCATCGGCATCGTTGTATTCTATCTCAGGGAAGTCTGCCTCAGCAGGAAAGTGCGTTTCACCGTTAACGTATAAGTTATCGAAGTACACCAAGATCGATAAGAAGTCAAGCACGTACTCAGGCAATCTGCCAAAGAAATAGGTGTGCTTCTTTCTTCGATCAACATACGATGCGTGCCACCTTCCTGATGCGTACCTGAATAGATCTGCATCGGTATCGTATTGTGCTTGGTATCTTCTACCTTCCAACCTAATCGATGGCAGGAATGATGATCCGTAGAAAGCAAAGCCAAATTGATTCTCTCCATTGCAGCCTTCTAACTTGAAGTAATCGCATCCGCTGTATTCGCCAAGTGCAATCACATCACTATAACGGTCATAGTTAACCGATGTGTAGATTGCTCTTAGTGTTACCTTGCTGATCTCAATCAGCGATGGTGTGCCTCCTATCTGAGATCCTAATAGACTAATCTCGCCCGATGAAGTCGGAGTGAATACAATCGTTGTAGTGCCTGCCGTTGTGATAGGCGAGCCATAGAGAGTGCCATCAACAGATAATCGCACACGAGCGTTGCTAATGGCATCCACAGTGATCTCAATAGAATATTCAACACCCTCGCATACTTCCGTAACCGATTCAAGGTAGGCACTCTCGCCACTGCCCAATTCAATGCTGGCTAAGTTTGGATCGATCACCCAATTCGTTGTTCCTGTGCCAAGCACTGAACTCCAACTCGGCACTCCTGATCTTGTGGCATTGAAGTAAGGGTTAGCGATGAAGTATTGACCGCATAAGTTAGTGCAATACTCGGCAATGGCTAAACGGTAACAGCCTGCTGATAATGCAACATCTACCATCGAGAAGCCAGCAGTCAGGTATTGATCGATGGTCGTGATGGTTGGATCAATCCTTGCCACAATGGTATTGACATCATCAGCATCCACCACGCCCAAGAATAAGCCACCATTTGGAATGCCGACCAAGCTAATAAATACAAAGCTACCAACAAAGGTGTTGCCCGATATTGTCAGCGTGATGCTGCTGTTGGTCAGTAGGTGAATGGTATCGAAGTAAAGCGTATGAGTGCCTGCTGCTGTGATGGTTTGGGTTGATGCTCCCGATACGCCAATAACCAAAGAGCCAATGATGTCAGACACCTCAACCACCACCCTGATAACGCCATACATATCTTGTGGATAGAATGGCTGACTAAAGAAGCCTGTTTCTGATGGCGCAGTTGATATAATTGTCGATCCGCTTTCTTCCCAATCCTGCACAGTGATAGCACCGCCAAAAGTTCCCGTTTCATTACAAGGAGTCGATTCGATCTGGAAGAACACCTCATCATCAAAATCGACAAGTTGCTTGAAGCCATCGCCTCCGCATCCGCAGTCGCTTAATAGTTCTGCCGATGGCTTGAATACAATAGGTTGGTTAGGTATGGAGTTGTAACTCATCGCAGGATCTCGTTAGACTTTAGTACAAATTTAGCGTTTTGCCTTATAACAGATTGAACTTCCATCGTTTTAATGTAGCCATCAATGACCGCCAATGAATCCTCTGTTCGACCTAACTCAATCGGTGATGATGTTTGATTGATGATCGATGTGATCTCATTCATTGATAATGGTCTTTCGAACTCATAAAGGAATGTCCTAAAATCTTCAGTGTTAACCGCTTCAAGTTCCTCAGGAATCAAAGGAATGCCAGATCCCTGAAAGAATGTTACTTCTCCGCCAAAGTCTTTAGCAATATCAATCGGAACATTAGTTCCATTGAAAACCTTTGCCGACATATCAGCAACAACCCTATCGCCTTGATTTGCAATAAACGAGCAAGTTACAGTTATCAGCGAAAATGATCCATAAAGTTGAGAAACTAATGCACCATTGTAGCTGTTGATTATATTCTCTTGAGAGTCAAGATGTCGAATGATTGCAAAGTTGTCAACTGTGCCAACTGGAGTGCCACCAATTCCTGCTCTTATTAACTGAAGCGCAAACGTATATTCTCCTGTGAATGGTACAACATATCTTGATAGATTGAAGTTGTTACCGTTATCAGTAACCTCATCATTAAACTCAATGAAATCGCCATTAAATCCGCTGAATGTCGTAAAGTCTGTATCGTTGGCTTCAAATGTCTGCAAAGGACTTATAAACATCTGCGCCCTAAAGTCGGTCAATGTAGGATCGAATGGCTCTTCTAAGAATGAGAACAACGAACTTGGATAACCATTAAGCCATCTTGCTGATACCTCATCATTGGTGAATCCACCGTTAAAAACATTCTGACCAATCGCATAAGGATCGTATCGCTTGGCTTCAAAGTATGGCGTAACTCCTCCAAAGTAGATCACTTGCAGGATCACATTGGCGAGGTCGTGAGATTCATTATTAAAACGAACAATATCTTCGATCACATTGGTATCAAAGATAATCTCTGAAGCCTCAACATTTAGGATGTTTGATGTATTGCACTCGCCAGTAAATCCAAATCGTTCCTTTCTAAATCCTCTGAATGGTGTCTGAGTGAATGACAAAGATTGCGGTGGATCGTTTTGCGAGTTTGATTCATTAGCCTCCAGCACAGGGCTATTACCAAATTGCACCGCTGCATAAATCTTCTGAGTGTCGAATCTAAAGTCAATGTCAGGCTGATCGATTAATGATGCTGATTGATTTAACTGATAAAAGTATTCAATCGGCTCAATCCTTATCACTGGTCTATTGTTCGCCTGCTTAAAGAAGCCAATCCCTAAATTATATTTAGCCCGAAGATCCCTGTATAGCTGCTCAAACGTTACAACTATCTCAATGTCTTGATTAGTTCTTATTGATCTGCCATTGGTTATGCAGACAATATCGGCATCATCAGGCTCTGCAAAAAAGAAGTCAGAAGCAAAGTCAACCAAGTTGTCGCTCATACAACTAACAAGGTGAGTCAACGCATCAAACACAGTAACTCCTCTGCCTGCATCAAATGTACCGATTGGGCTGGCAGGATTAAACAACTTTATTAGCCTTCTTGCTGGTGGAACTATTGGTTCAAGGTTCTTGGTTACTACACAACTAAGAGAGAACGGTATACCCTTGTTGTTGTTTATCTTAGTTGAGAATGATTCATCATATAACTTTGTCTTGGCTCGGCATCGATCAAGATCAAAAACCGTTTCAGTTACCACGATGTAGCCATCAACCAATCGCTCCCAAGAGTTCTGGCATCGATACTGAACTTGGATATTTACTAACTGACAAAAGATGCGATCAACAACCTTGTTAAATAGGTACTGATAAGCAGTGCCATCAAAGAACAGATCATTGTTGAATGATACAATCCTTGATCCTATTGAATCGTCTTCTGCAACACTAAAGCCAAAGTCTTGTGGATTTAATGGCTGTCCACGATCAATACCATCGATCAGGAATTTAATTTCTATTGCCATAAGTATCTTGAATCTGATGAGTTGATATTCACCACAGTTGACTTGCCTTTTAAATCCTTGCGAAGCCCCTTGATCTCTCGCTCCATTGACTTGCTATTTAGCGATGCGTTAACCGTTACATTAGAGCCTTTGTTCTTAGAAGCGAAGTCTATCAATGCAGGGCGCACATAACGCTCATCAACAAATTTCTTAAATGCTGCTGATGATCTATTCATTGCATCAAGCGCATCCCGATGCCGAGCAACTGATGATCTGTTAACTACGAACTCGCCCTTCTCTGCTTCGATCATTGTACCGCCAGCCTCGTGGCTTTGACCTCCAACTATACCACCCTTCTTAAACTTAGGGATTGGTCTTGATGCGATGGCTGCAATCTGAATACCTCCGATAATACCAGCAGCGACTTGGAAAGGAATCGCAGCAGGATAACCAAGTTGCGCCCCCGTCTTTAGAATTGAAGACGCTAAGTCAATACCAGCCTGAAACAATGCGAGTGCTTTATCTCTCTTGGCTTGCTTTGTCTTTTCTGCACTGATCCTTTGCTCTGCCCTAAATGCTGCTGCCTCTCGTTGTCTTATCTTGCTGCTTTCAAGATCTGTGCTTTCATTAATGGCTGCAATCTCAGTATCTCTAACCCTTTCAAGGCTTGCGATTCTATTCTCTGATGCTTGCTTCTGAAAGTCAACAATGGCACTTAAAACTTGAAGTGTTTGGTTTGTTAGTTCTATAACATTGTCAAGTGTCTTTGTACGCTCTGCCCTAATAGCTGCTTCAGTTCTGGCATTTATCTTAATTACTTCTGCACTGTATGCTTCTTCACCTAATAACTTCTTATCAAGTAAGTTAATTGACTTTTGACCTTCATCTTGAATTAATTTAATTCTTTGTTCAGAAGTAGATCTACCAAGTATAACTGATGCCTCGGCTTGAGCGTTATCGATGTCAATTTGCTTGTTGGCTTCTATTACCTTAGCTTGAGTAATTTCCGCATCTGTCTTAACAATAATAGACTTTCTATCTGCCTCTTTCTGCTCAATAGATTTAGTAGAATTTTCATTAGCCTTTAATTCAGCCTCTGCTCTGGCTCTTATTAATTTTATCTCATCGTCCAATGATGTTGCGCCAAGCAACTTGTTAAGTTCTAATGCTTGAACTCTTAAATTAAAGTTTTCTTCAATTCCCCTATTTCTTATCTGTTTAATCTTGTTTTCATTGTTTGCTGTTAATAATTCTAAATCAGCATTAGATGCTTGATTTAATTTAATCTTTGCTTCAAGATTGCTTTTCTCTATACCAAAAGAAAGTTCTGCTTGTTTAATTTCTTCTTCGATAGTAGCAGTACCTGTAACCTTTTTTGCCTCAATTAACTTAACTTCATTTTCAATTATCTTATTCTGAGCATCAAGATTTATTTTTGCAATATCTAACCCAAGTTGAGCCTCAATCAACTTAATTGCAGATGCTCTAAGTTTTACATTTTGAATAGTTAGTCTTGCATTGTTTTTATCTATTTCTGCTTTTTTCTTTAGCTGTGCCTCTTGGTTTGCTAAAGACTCACCATTTAGCAACTCAGATAACTTTAATCCATTAAGTTCAACATTCAATCTATCTTGAACTGCTTTAGTTGCTCTCTCTATTCTTTTAACTTCTAACTCATTCTCTCTATCTAATATATCAGCCTCTACTGCTATTGTATTCTCTCTAATCTGCTTTCTCGTATCATCATCAAGTTTAACAAGTTGGGCTTGATTATCTCTAACTGCTTTACTTTGCTTTTTTAAACTATCAATTATTAATTGCTCCTTTTCATCTTCTAAATCAGACGTATTTTTATTCTCTGCTTTTAATACATTAATCCTTCTATCAATTTCAGCTACTTGAAAATCAGTCTTTCTTTTTTCTGATCCAATTAAATTATCAAGTGCTAATTTTGCTTTAGCACCACCATCATCAATGCCTAAGAACTCCTTTGTTTTATCAATTACCTGACCTATGCCCTTTGCTACCTCACCAAATCCAGGAATTGCATTAGACAATACATTTTTAACCTTTTCAAAGTTCTGAATTAATGCCACTACTCCAATCACTAACAATCCGATTCCTGTAGCTGCCAATGCCAATCTAAAACCTTTTAACACTCCCGTTGAAGTACCAACTGCTAAATTGTAACCTTTCTGAGCAATGGCTGCAATTCCCGTCTTTTGTGCAGTCTGGTCAATCAATACTAAACGAGCCTGCTCAATACCAGAAGTAATGGCTGTGATTGCTTGAAGCCTTACAAGTGTCTCTTGCAGTTGTTTGTTTTCATCTCCAAATAAAGCAGCAGCACCTTCCACTACTTGAAAAGCACTACCAACTAATTCAATGTTTTGTACAACAGTACCAAAGCCTCTTGATCGTTCAACAAAAGAATCAACTTGCTTATCTGTTTCAATAATCGCCCTTTTAACATTAGCGACCTCACGAACCAAATCTTTAAACTCTTTAGTATTGGTTTGCCCAGCTAATGCTAAGTCATACAACTTATCCTCTAACTCACCAATTCTGCCAGTAGCAGCATCGGTTGACTTGGCATAAAGATCAACAGCCCTATCGGCTGCAATGATGGCTGACTTATACTGACCTACTGCTTTTGCAATATCTTGAAATTCTTGTGTAGCCCTTTGCCCTGCAACTGATAGTTCTCGTAATCTATCTTCGTACTTGGCAACGTCTTGAGAAGAATTGACTATTATTTGATTTGTCTTTTTAACTTCGACATCAAACTTCTTAAAGGCATCAGTATTTAATTTTAAGCCTGTTGTAAGAGTATTGAACTGTGTAGTAAGACTTTTAACAGCACCACCGATTTGACCATTGCCAAATGCCTGTGCTGCTGATTTGGCTGCGTTCTTGAACTCATCACCAAATTTAGTGGCTGTTTGTTTAGCAGATGATACTATCTCGCTATTGGTCTTGTTTACTTCATTGACAACTGCCTTCAGGCTTGATGCCTCGGCTTCGTAAATTATTTCAACCTTTGCTGCTGCCATTGTTTTGAGCCTTTATTTGAGCCTCAAATTTAAGCAAATAAGTTAACACATCCGATCTCATTAACTCATTGAACTCGGATATTGATCCACCTGCCAGTGCCATTACTTGCTCTCTGAAGATGTCTGCTGTTCTCTTTGCCCTGCTTTGCGGTGAGAACTCAGTTGCCGTAGTACCTCGTTGAGTTTGCGGATTTCTTGAGTGTTGTATTCCCAGAGCGTTTGAAATTCGTCCTGAGAAATATTGAATAAGGGCATCAGCGGATCGATACCCAAATTGTAAAAAAAATCGTGCGCCCCTCCATTGCTCAATTCCTCAAACAAGGTTAACTTCTGCTGGTGAATATCAGGGTTGATCTCGGCAGGATTCTCATCTGATCTGATTATCCAAGTCGCTGCGATGTTTAATAATATATCCCGATGGATAACAGTGTTCTGTCGTTCTCTGATAACGTGAATGTATGTTCCCATCAATGCTGCCGTCTTAGGGTTAGCCAAGCCAGCAGATAATGCCTTCTCCATTTCGTTGAGGATCTTCTCCATTTCAGATCCACTCAGTCCGCTGCTTAATCTTTCAAGTAGGCTCATAGACATTGCAAATCGCTCCAATGGCATATTAACCTCTTTCGGAAATCGATAGTAGGTGTGCTGCCCTTTGGTAAATACCTCAACTAAGTTGTATGCTGATTTGTGCTTGCTGTTACTGCGCAAAAATATTGATCGCAGTCGATCTCCTGATCCTTTGAATAATCTCATCAAGTGTATTATTTGTTTTAATCTCTGAATTGTCTTTTAGAATCAAGATCGCTCCTGACTCATCCTCCTCCTGAAAGCAATGGCTGATGAAGTCAACATTGACAATCGTATCCGCTAACTTGGCATTGACACGCAGAACCTCATCGATCTCGTTATTATGAAAATAAGCCTGAACGATGATGAAGCCCGTCATATCATCTACCACCTTTGCACTGGACATTCGGCATCAGGTACTCTTGTCTTGGCAGGCAGGAAGCATCCACACTCTTTGCAAGTGTTGGTTAGCTTCTGATGATATGGGCATACTACGCATTCCTTCATCCGCTTCTCTGATAGCTTTCTGCTTTCTTTAGTATCGAAGCACCACAGCATCCAGCCGTTAAGTATCATCTTGATCTTCTTTAACATTCGATGCAATCGATTAAGTTAATAACTCCAACATCCTCAGCATCGGCATTGCTATTCACTACCGAGAAGCTAATGCAAGTGTATTCAACCTCGCAGATGGTGAATACTTCACAACCTCTCAATGAGATGGTATAGCCTTGCAGTGGATCTATCTTCGCTCCGACAATGGTAAGCATTCCATCAACATCTGATTCGCTGCCGTAGAAGGTCTGAATCTTGCCCGTTGCATTGTGCTTGATGTCTACCACATAAGTAGCATCGGCAGGCACTACTCCGAAGGTGATGCCCTCGTTACAGTAGTCAACGATTATTCCAGAATCAAAGCAAGGAGAACATACGCTCATAGGTATCGCTTTAGTATTGCGTTTACAAAGTAACGAAAACAATCTAAAAAGTCGGCTCGCTCTGCGATGTTTTTACGATTGCTTTTTATGATGCCGCCATTGGTATCGCATTGCACTTGCTTGGCATCGAATACAAAGCCCTTGCATCGCTTGGAGTTGGCACGAATATCCAACCGCCTCAGTGCTGCGTTACAATCGATCCTGCTGTTGTAGTGGGTAGGGTTGGCAGGGATCATAAATTGAGAATCTGATAACCTCAATCTTCGCTTGATCTGAGTGTAGGCAGATGAGTTATCTCGCTGCTGCACTGTGCCACCTTTGCCCATTGCATCGCCCGTTATCCTGATCAAGCCCATCGGAATACTTAACGCTTCCACTGCATCGCAGAACGCATCCACGCTGCCCTTGTCGATCTTGATCTCATCCACCACTATCGCACCCCTGCCCACTTGCTGGATGACCAAAGCACATAACGGGTTGATGTTGAAATCGACTGACACGAACACTGGCAAGTTTGGATTTAGTTGGATGCTATCATCGATATGCCTGTCATCATTCCACTCATACAAGAACGGATTGGCAACATCATCGGCAATATCCCAATCGCCCTCAACGAATCTTTGGTATTGGATCGGTGGCAGTTCCTTCAGCGATTCAAGGTATTCAATCGGGATGTATGGGTTGTCTGTGATCTTTGATGGGATGTAACTCCATCGGTCTGGCAAGGTATTGCTGCGATACTTCTCGTAAATGATTGTCTTAACCCAATTATTCGATGGGTTGCAAGTAGCCAAGCAAACGATGGGAGGCTTGCCCTGTGCCTTATTCCAACTGCCAATTCGTTCTTGCACTTTGTAGAAGGTTGGCTCTTGCAGTTCGTTGACCTCATCCAGCCCAGCACCGTTAACTTCCAAGCCCCTGAATCGATTAAGTTCTTTGTCATCATCATAACTCTCAGCCATAAAGATCAACTCGCTGCCGTTGTTAAATGTTACTACGTTGGTATCTCGATTCCAAGACTTGATCTTCTGGTCAAGCCCATCACTGAGCAAGCCAGTAAAAGATGGGAAGGTGGTACGCTTTAGGTCAGGCAAACTCTTGCGGATGATAACCCATCGAGAGCCTGCATAGGTTAAGGCAAGGTTGGCAAGTGTGAGCAGTAGCCAATAAGTTTTTCCACCACGTATACCGCCCCCGAACACAATAACTCGATACTCGCCATTGATGGCTTGATCAAAGGCTACTGTCTGTGTTTCGGTTAGGCGGTAACTCATTCACTGCTTCGCTCTGTGCGGATGATCACCAATGGCTCGGTGGTTGTGATAGTGCTTTCACCGTTGTTGCTCCATCTACCTCGCTGCCTATTCGATAACCAGTGCTTCGCTGCTGCTGTGTCCGATGGTAGCTGCTTGTGCAGTTTAACGATCTCGCCATCCTTAGTAACTGCCTCCTCCACTATCGTAACTCCTAACGCTCGCTCATACATCGACCTTGCTACTTTGGCATCTGCATCCTCCTTCCCACGCATTAATGACTCTAAAAAGGTGGGATGGTCGTGCTTCCAATTGTGGATTGTTGCCTCGCAGATCTCAAATGCTGCTGCTATCTGCACATCACTAAGCCCAAGCAATGCGAGATTGAATGCTCTCTCATCGTGATCAGGTGTGTAGTCTGTTGGTCTGCCAGTCTTCTTTTTCATTTGCTTCTTGCTTTGCGATACTTGTCTGCTTCCGCATAGGCGATGGCAATTGCTTGATCTTGATTGTAACCTTCGCTTATTAGTTTGCGGATGTTCATCTGAATAATCTGATCTGAATCCCCTTGAAATAATGGCATAGCTTTATTGTTATTGATCTACAAAGATATTAAACTATCTACAAACTCTGATTCTCTTAGCTTGTTGATGTTCTGCCCGATGTCAACCATCTTATTGTACTGCGATGGATAGATGACCAAAGATCTTAATTTACCTTCGATGTATGCCTTAGTGGTGTAGATCTCATTGCCATCCCGATCTTCTGCATTGATCAAGATGCCGAAGTTATATTGAGGCTGGTCGGTTGCAAGGATCATCTTGTTTGTGTTTATAAACATTTGAAGATCATTGGCTGCTATCGCCACCGCTACATCGTACTCCCAACTCGCTCGGCTGAGATAGCCGAAGTAGAAGTAGTTGCCTTCCATCTCTGCATCAACGAAGATGCCTGCCCTGATTCTGATTGTCATCTTCAAACAAGATATTTAACTGATCTGAATGCCATCACATTGCTCTGATTGTAAAGGTCGATGCAGTATTCAATCACTGCCGTTATGCTCATCATAAATGCTTCCTCTGGAGTATCTGCTCCGTAGGCTTCATCCTTCGGTAGCCAAGTGTTATCTGATACCACCTCGCCCTCCCTGATGAAGATGCCATTGAGCAGAGTGCTGTTGCCCAAATATGGCTCGGTGGTAAATTCAAGATCGAACTCCTCACGCAGGAATGCTCGCAGGCAATCCTTGCCATTGTAGCCGATCTCTTTAAGTTTGCTCATCTCGTCATCGGTGAGCAGTAGGTTAAGTTGGTTGCTGTTTAACTGTTTCATTGTTTAGGTTGCTCGGTGAATGTTTCGTTGTGTTTAGGGTTGGTTAGGTTGTATTTGCCCCCACTTCTTACTCCACGTTTCAGCGGATTGTGTTTCGATGCCACCCTCGCAGAAGGCTTGTTTCAGGTCGGCAAGTTCGGAGGGTTTGATGTCGTTTAGTGCCGTTAATACCTGAGAAATACCCCAATTAACACCCTCTTTGTAATCGTCTCCGTAAGTATTACTAATGTACATTTCTTTCAGAATAGCCTCCAGTCGCATCAACGCGGTAGGCTGCTTCTCTGTAAGATCTAAAGTAGTTTGGTCGCTCATCTGCTTAAAATTGTGAATAGGTGTCGATGCGCTTCTTAACGGTGTCGATGAATCGCTCCATCATTGCCGAATAGTAACTATTGAAATCTGAATGTCCTTCCTTGTTGGCTTCAAATAGCACGTACAAGGCTGCTCTTAATCGTTGGCTCGGTGTCTTGCTGCCCATCTCCGCTGCATCGATCTTCATTGCTTCAAGTAGCTGCTCATCGTTGTAGTTGAACTGCTCGCCCTTGAATGCCATCACACCTACTCCACCCATCCAATGATTCATAAGTTCGGTCATCTGCTCTGGAGATAGTTCTTGCGTGCCGATGCTGATCTTGATTGTCTTATCTCGCCTCGTTGCCACCGATTCGATGGCGCAAGGTATGGTCATTAACTTTGTCATTGTGCTGCTGATCTATTACGTTCATTAGGTATTTCTTCACTATCTCCCTGATGGCTTGTTTATGGCTGGCAGGAACTCTAAATGTGATGTTCTCGGTCTGCTCTCCATACTTCGACTTCGTGCCTGCATTCGCCCTGTAACCTCCCCTTGCTTTTTTACTGACTTCCATTGCACAAAGATAGTGATTATTTGATTATGTATTGCAAGTGGGTTGATCTAATTTATTTGAAATAATCAAACACTTTTGCAATATCTGATCCAGCTAAATCAAACCACTCACCTCTAATCCTTTTACTTGAAAACAAAGTATGTAATTCTTTTTCATCTTTAACTCTTGCATCAAATTGATGGATTAATTCTATTGATGGCTTTTCTGATTGCAAAGTTTTCTCACGATAAAGCGGATTGTTTGATCTGCCTATCTTATAATAGCCAGTATTTTTATCAATCATAATATAAACTTTAGTAAATTGATTAGATAAATTATCAGGACTTTTATCTGATTTAACTTCTATCAAGTTTGTAATATGTGTTCTGGCATCTGAAGCAATTTGCTTCAAATTGCAATCTAAAACAAAGCCTAAAACTGTTGGCATAATTACATCCCATCTAAAGTCATTTAATGGAATAAAACGAGTATCTGATACTTTGAAATAATATGTGTCATCATCTAAATGATAACGACAATTGTAGTCATCGCATTTTTTTACATCGATTATCTGATAAATTCTATCTTTTTTAGGAAATAGCAATTTTATATCTGTTCTGTTTTTGTTAGACCAAGAAATAAGTTCTGCTTTTTTATCGTGCTTAAGTTTGTCTAAGTAGTTTAACTCTTCTTCAAACTTTTTAAACTTACCTATTAATTGCATTTGAGAAGAATCAAATCTGCTGCATAAATTTTGTTCGTTCATTTGTTTTGCTGTTTAATTGATTTATTTTTTTCAATCCCAAACACCAGAGCCTTGATGATCCCCTCCCGATCTCTGCTGGCTGCAAGTTTCGGGAAGTGATAGATCAGTTCTTCATCGGTTAATGTCTGGAGCATTTCAATAAATTTCTTCTGTGATTCTGTTGGCGTGTCATTCATTTGATGTAAGGTAGTCAAATACCAACAACCTTGTGTAGATACCTTTTCGCTTAGATAACGCATCCTGTGGCACTATGCCTGCCATAATCGCCTCAACTGCTGCATTCATCTTCTTAAGCGTGGCAAAGTCTTTCTCTGCTGATGCCTTGCTGCGATCCTGCTCATACTGCTTCAAAGTTAAATCTGCTGACTGCTTCCAAAGGTCAGGACGGTTGCCCTTGATAGTTCCAGAGTCGATCAACTCTTGGCAGATGCCAAGCGACAAATCACTCCATTGCTTAATCGATTTGATCTTTAGTTCATTTTTGAGCCAATCTTTGCAATATTGAGTGAACTGCTGCTTCTTGCTTTCCAATTCAGCAGCCTCATCAACCTCGTTAACTTTGTCGATGTTGTCGATGGCAGCAAGGATCTTGCTACGCTTCTGCTTCCACGCATACATTATCTCGCTAAACATATTGACGGTGTACATCCCACCAAATGCTTTGAGCGCATTCTTCGATGATTCTGCGTGTGCCTCTCTGACCTCCTCAATGCTGATGTTACCGTAGTCTTTTATCATTCGATCATAGCACTCGCTAAATACCGAGTCAGGAGTGTTCTTGTCAGCACCAAAATAGACTTGGATGATAACAGTCAGCACCTCGTAAAACTTTCGCCTCGCCAACTGTGCCTCCATCTTTTTGATCGGAAAATCTCTATGGTATTGAAGCATCGCCACCTGATGAGGCTGCGCTTCGATCCCCATTCGGTTAGCCTCCGAAAGTATTTCGGGTAAGCCTCTCAACCCTGTCGAGGATGGCTTGGTCGTTATGGTGGAGTTGGTGTCCGTTGGCTGTGGTATAAGTTCGCTTGTATTCGGCAGGATTTCGCTTAACCCAATTTTGGGCTGCGCTGATCCAATTGGCATAGGTGTATTTTGAGGAAGCATCTGATGATGTTTTTAAGGTTGTGTAAACTTTTAGTGGATCGGTGTCTGGGTAGGTTCTTGCTGTTTCGGTTTGATTCCAATGCTCAATGAATAGATCAGGATCATCTGCATAGATCGAATCTGCAAAGCGGTGGTCTTTCTTTTTTTGCGGAACTTTTTTCTTTTCAAGGGTAGGGGTGTATAGTTGGATTGAATCAGGTTGTATCGTTACGCGGTTCGATTCGATAGAATCGGTATAAGTAATATCAACATCCTTATCTTTATATTCATCCTTATCCTTATCCTTATCCTTATAGGCTTCCGATTCGCTTACAAGTCGCTTCTGATTCGCTTCGGTTTCGCTTCCAATTTGCTTCTGCTTCGGTTGCTTTCCGTTTATGAAATTTGTATTGCCTTTAGTAAGCACAGGCTCAATCAACAGCCATATTGTACGAGCGATGCCAGTCAATTCTTTTTTTTCAAAGTCAAGTGAGTAACTGAAGATTGCATCATAAAGATCGGCTTGAACTCCTTTGGGCAGTTCCTTTATCGCTTCATACATCGAGCGATAGAATATGCAAGTATCTCGGTTTGTCATAAAAAAAATGCCCCTTGATGGCTGCGGTGGAATCGGCTCGGTTATCACACCTTGCCTCGCAGCCCCCAAAGGGCTTCAATGTTTTACATCCATTCAGGATTCCACCTCTGAACGATCACAAAGATAAAAAATTAATAGCAACTAACCGTTGTTTTTACAGTAACATCTTTGCCATTCTGCTTGACTGTGGTTGTGCCTTCCATCCCTCGCTTGAATGCTTTAACATCTCGCTTGGTCATATCGCACTTTTCGATTCTGGTCATCGATGATTGGCTTGTGCCGAAGCCTGTGGTGGTGGTATTAACTCGGCACTCGTAGCACTTGGTGCAACTTGCCATTGCCAATGGGATCAAAATGTAAATTAGTTTTTTCATAGTTCGTTTTTTATGTACTTATCAATGATCATTAAACTCTCGTGAATGCCGATTGCGAAGGTCGCATAGTAGCCAGCAGCGGAAAGCATCTTCAGGATCTTCTGCTGTCGTTCAAGGTGTTCATCCATCAGCAGGCTGCCATCCTTCTTAAACACTTTCTTGCCCTCCAACTTAATCTCTAAGTACAGCCCTGCATACTTGCCGTTCGGATGGGCGATGAATAAATCAGGATAGCCAACAAAGCCATTCATTGATTTGTGAAGCCTGCCCTGCCCGATAGTCATCTTCATCCCTGCTGCGAAGTCGAACCGATAAACGATGTTAGGATGTTGCAGTGCCATCAACTTAGAGATGCTGATGTAGATGTCGGACTCTCGCCTTTTACGTAGTTTCATTCTTTGCTTTTTTAAGTCCTTTATTCCAAGCCCTCTGCCCTGCCTTAAATCTTGTCGGGATGCCTGCCTGCATCAGTCGATTGCCGTAAGTATCTCGCTTGTACTTAAGATCCTTTTTAACGCCTCTAAGGTTTGCGATCTGATAAACTGCACAGCAAGTCAATCCTAATGCGTTAGCGATGTCCTTAGTGGGCATATTGGCATAGTGAGTCAACACAAAGCTAACAACCGCATCACAGTGCTTGGTTCTCATCGTCTGGAATAATCACCATCGAACTGCTCGATGAAGTTAATGATCAATTCCTTTGCGCTGTCGATCTCATCCTGATTGTGGCGATAAAGAAATAGATCAGCAAACTTGCCAGACTTCTTAACCTTTGGAGTTACGCCAATGTAGTAGAAGCACTTAGGATCTGTTCCCATCAGCAGAGAATACCATACCGCCTGAATGTGGTTGGCGTGCTTGATCATATCGGCAGCGAATGCCTCAATGCTCTTGGCTGATGTAGTCTTGATGTCTGCAAGGATCTTCTGTTGATCCCAGTTCATATCGATTGCACACTTGCCTTGAACGGTCTTGCCTCCGATAACCACATCAGACACCACCACTTGCTCCTTAATCGACTCTTCAAACATCGTTGCCAATAATGGCACTTCTTGGAAGGCATCATAGACATTCTTTGCAGCCCCGTTCATCTGATCGACTTCGGTTTCTAAAAGATCGAAGTGAAAGTTAGCCCCCTTATCGAGGGCATTCTTTGCATAGCTGATATCGCCTGTGTAGAATCTTTTGATTCGGCTGGCTGAGATTGCAGGATACTTGATAAATTCTTCTCGTGTCATTATACCTCCTCCAATTCTTCTTTTATTCTTACCTTAAACACTTTGTATCCATCTGCCTTTATTCTGGTAATCATCTGCTGAATGCTCATAACTCCGTATATCGGCTTTTCGATCTTGGTTGGTGCTTGGATCTTTTCAGGCATTTCATCCATCTGTATTTGAATTTGCTTATCTGCTGCATCAATTACAGCCTTAGCAAGTGCTGTGAATGATTTATTGCTGAAGCGTGCTGCTTTGTTTATGATGTGAACGTAGCTGCATTTGGCATATCCTGCCAAGATTGAAAGCCCTGTTTTTGTTAGGGTTGTTTTCTTTCGTCTTACTTCGATAAACTCAACCAGTTCATCGTGGGTTAATGGTGTCCATTTGTAGCGATTATTGAAATCGCCTTTTGAATTTGCTGCTTTCATTTTATTAAGTTGTTAAACTGTTTGAGTTTTAATTGCTACTACATTGATTCCTGCGATGTGCTTCAATCCTACCATCTCCATCGCCTTCGGCAAGTGCCTGAGAAGATCCTCTTGGCGCAAGTGATTTGTGGCGAATAAGACATTGATGATCTTTAGCCAATCAACATCGCCATCAACTTCTGCCTTGTAGACTGTTCTGATATTTTTGGTCTTGGGCATATCCACTGATGATACATAAAGATCATCCACCATATTTGCCAGTGCATCCATCTCCTTGAAGTGGCTCTTTAATGACATTGATTCTTGGATGATCTTTTCTTGCGCTTGCTTATGCTCTAACTCAACTTGCTCGTGGTACTCCAGCATTTTGGCTTTGGCTGATTTAATAAATTGGCTCAGTGGATCTGTGGTCTGCTTTTCAAGGCTGATCAATTCCTTCTTGAAGTGATCAACGGGCGCAGTGATTTCCTTGCGTGCTGATTCCACAATCTTGATGGCATCATTCACTTGCTTGATGGCTGCTGCCATACTGTTATAATCGCTCACGTTCTTAACGCTGTTGGCTTCTCCTGCCACGCTGTTGCGCTCAATGAGTGCCTGTGCGTTTAATATCTCGGTTGAGTTTATAGATTGATAAATCTTCTCAACGGGAATGCTTATCTTTGCGATGCTGTTCATTTTTTTAGGTTGGGAATCGGCAGGGAGTTCGTTCGCCCTGCCGATTTTTGTTTAAGTTAAAAAGGGAATTTCTCTTTAGAGGTGTTGAATAGATCATCAAGGTCATCTGCGCCATCATCAAACGGTGAAGCCTGCTGTGGCTTTGTCCACTTGGTCGATTCCTGACTGATCCTCTGTAACCACTCGTCTGATTTCTTGATGTCCTCTTGCATAAAGTCAGGCAGCAAAGAGAACACCATATCATCGTGTTCGGTGGTGTCGTAGCACATTGGAGTGTTGATCGCTGGAGGGCATTGCATTCCTTTCGGCATTGGTGCGATGCTCATAATGTTTGCATAGGTGCGATCCTCCTTGCCATTGTGTACGATGTTGAGCATACAAGGCATAGAGATCAGATTGAATATGTCGAAGTCGGCTGCTTGCTTGTCGGTCATCTTCTTGCCGAACCAAGATTCAACGAACTTTCTCAAAGATGCTTTATCGCCCATACTGAGGTTAAACATTGTCTTCACATAGAATGGCTGTTCGCCCTTCTCCTCGTTGAATACCGCCAACTCCATCGGCAGTTCAAACATAAACTGGATATTTCTTTTTCTTTTCTTCCACTTCTCATCGAATGTCGTGCCTTTGTCGATG